GTATTATATGATATGGCAATAAAAGGTGCTTTAGACTACTTAACGGGTGATAATCCAATTAGAGTTAATATTGAATTAGAATCTTAGGTTGCTAACACATTTGGTGAACCACCAGCAACAAAGGTACAATTAGGAAATAGTGGGTCACCTACTCTTACGAGTGATTTACCTTCAACTAAAACCATACCGATTCTTAGTGCACAAGATTTATGTGGCCAACATATCGGGTGTGTAGGTGTAGGAAAATCATTACTTTGAAATGGTGCTTCACCACCTGACCCAACAAAACGATGATTACCTACGCCATTTCTAGTATGACCATAATGCATACTTCCAAAATCACCTGTTCTAACAACTCCCCTTCCATTAACAAAAACTTTATTAGACGCAGTACTTCTTATGCCCTGAGTGCAATGCAACATATCTGGGTCGCCTCGTCTAGTTACGGGTAATGGAATTGCCATAAAGTTATTTATAATTTAGGTGAAAAGTTATCTATTATAATTCGTCTAATATTATTACCTGCAGGAGAATCTAATACTAAACTTATAGTTCCTAAACCAGCTTCTGCAGGAGAGTCAATATTAAATGTGGGTGACCAATCTGCTGTACTATTTGGGAAATCTTTTATATACGATAATGGTAAAGATAATGGTCGATCAAATTCTACTTCAGCTCCTGTGTCCTCATCGATAAGAATTAAAGGTTCTGTATCATATGAAAATACAGGAGAATTATTTTTAGCTGGATATGGAGAGTTAGCATATATTTTTCTAGTTAAATCTACAAGTTCTTCCCTTGAATCAATTACAATAGGACTGATTCCGCTATCATCCTCTACAAGTGCGCCATTATTAAATATTATTAATTCACCCACTTTTTTACTATTATAATATGTTAGTTGATTTGCATCATTACCAAAACTAAGTCTCCATCTTAAATTATGAACTAAATGTAAAGGAACAAATGCATCTGTTCTAGAACTAGTATAAAATTGGTCTCGTGTTGGTGTATCACTACTTAATATTGGGCCATCGTCAGCAGGTGACTGAAGATTACAATTTTCTATATCAGGTTTTAATTCTATTCTCCATTGTGAACCACCTGTTGTTGCTAAAGAATCAACCTTAGTAAATATAAATCCTGCACCAGCCTCATAAGTTCCGTTTATATCAGTTATAGAATCAAATGCAGAATCAGTTGGCGTATTATATTCGCTAAGAAGTACAGGTGCTTCTCCTGTAAGACGAGTCATTAATTTTCTAGTTTGTTTATATGTTTGATTAAATACAAGTTGTACAAATCTAACAAATTCTATTTCATTTGTTGTAACAATACCACCTGTAGTTTGTTGTTCTCTTCTAACTTGGAAAATAACCCAATATTCGTGTTCTCTACTTGATCTCTTATCAGGTAATACTATATGTGGTACAGTTGGTATTGATGGAACAAGACTATTAGCTAAAGAATTTAATCTTAATTCTTCACCAAAAATATTAGAACCTGTAAATTTTTTATCTGCAATTAAATCAGATATGTTTTCTTCTGTAACAACTACTTTACCTAACGATGGACTATCTAAGAAAGATGGAGTATCAGCAGTTCCAATATTTTTTACCCAATTAACTTTTAATAAATCTGATTCAGGAGAATCTGCACGATACTCAATTTTAAGATCGTTTTGATAACCAACTCTACTAAAAACTAACTCAGGGTTTGCATCAAATTTTGGAAGATATGCAGGTGGTAAACTTTTTATTGGATACTCATAAGTAGTTACTGTTTTATCTATAAATGGATTATTCAATTGTGCAGTATATTCTCTTGATTCTATAGTAAGTGGTACTCCATCTATTTTCACATCATAATTATAAGCTTTTGCATCTGGGCCAGGTGCCACCCATTCTGCACCACGCCCGCTTACAAAAACCCTTCTCCAAACCTCCATAAATTCTTCATTTTGTTCTGCTAATTCAACGGTTGCAAGTAGAGCTCTCCATTTATCATCTTGTCTCTTAACAATATTGGGGTTCCAGCGAGCATCTGGATTGCCAGGATATCGGCCGGGAAATATTACGTTATATTGTTCATCAAATGTACTTCT